CGTGCCCGTCTTCTTCTTCGTGCCCGTCTGGTGATAGATTGCATACGGCACGCGCGACCCCAACGTCAGCGATTTCCGCTCCTCGATCCGCACTGTGTTCGGATCGTTCGGATTCGTCAGCGATGCCATCAACTCGCCCGTCCGCTCCAAAATTGGCTTCCCCGGAAAATGCGCTTCTTTGTAGCCGGCGTACTCCGGCGACAAAGGAGCCCATTTCTCCCCGCCCTCTTCGCCCTCGGTCTTGAACTGATCCTTCACCTGCGCGTAGAAGTCGTCCTCGATCACAGGCCAAATCGGCCGGTAGTCCGACAGCCCATCGGCGAAGCGGGCGATGCCCCGATCCATCTGCACTTCGCCCGCTATCTCCAGCCGGAATCGAAACATGCTATTGAATCACCGGCGCCTTTTTGGCCGCGCGCATCGCCTTGTATTTGTCGATCTTCTCGCGCAGATGATTGATCCCGCTTTGCGCTTCCGCCACCGAAACCGCCAGTGATGTCTCCGACTGCTTCAGCAACGCCTCAGCCATCTCAATCAGCTTGTCCAGCTCCGCGCTCGATGGCGTCTTCATCAAACCCCCGTAACGCCGGCGATCTTGTCGCCGGTGCCTTTCGTCGCGCCGCCCTTGTCGAAGTTCGCCAGCAGATTCTGCGCGAACCGATAGGCCCAGAGATACACTCTCGACCCCATCGACAGCGGCTCCGGGAGCGCTCGCGCCGCCGCCGATAGCACGATGGCCCATACCGCTCCCGTCAGCCAGGCTGGAATCGCAAAGTGCACCCTACTTGCCTCCCGCCTTTGCTTGTTCGAGCGCAATCTGCACCGTCAGCGCCACCGCCGCCGATCGCGCCTTTTCCAACCGTGCCAGTTGCCTCGTCGAATAGTGAACCCGCAACAGCGTCACTCCCGCCTTCTGCGCGGCCTTCTGCCCGAAGTTGTTCAGTATCGTTTCCACCACGGCCGCCACTGCGTTGAATGCCGCCAGCACGGGCGCTGGAAGCGATGCCGAGAGTTGCGCCTGTATGACCGCGTTCTGTGCCACCACGCTCGTCAATGCCCCTGTAATGGCCGCCGCCACCGTCTGTGCCGAGCCGCCCGTCTCGATCGCCTGCGCCACTCCGTTTAGCCCGTTCACCGCCCCCTGTAAATCTCCCAGCAGCGTTGCCTTCTGCGCCGGCGTCAAGTCTGTCGCCCCTACAATCACCGGCAACGCCACCTGCGCCGCCGAGACTCCCGATTCCACCAGGCCGATCACGTCCTGCTCGCTGCAGGCCACCAACCCGCACCCGAGCGCCACCACCATCGCCATCGCCACTATCGCCTTCACGTTTGCGTGTCTCACGTCCGTCTCCTATCTAGTGCTGCCGTAAACCTTCCAAACGCCTCGCGTTCCGCATCGAATGACGCTCCACCAATCCCGCGGATAGCCAAAGATGTCTCTATCGCCCTACCCCACCGCGCCAGCCGGCGCGCCCCTAGCTGTGCTTCGATCAAGGAACTCGCCACCGCGCTGTTCAGTGGCACTGCGCCGACCGTCTCGGCAATTCCGTTCATCACCACCGTCAGTTCTTCGTTCATCCGGTGTATCATGGCGACCAATAGCAGAATCGCGGGTTCCATCTGGATCTCCCCCGCCCGCTGACCCGTGTTTACCGCTGTCGCCGCCGTGTTCACCTAAACCACCCGGTCCTTCGCCGCCTCGGCGATCGCATCCTCGATCGTCTTCTGAATCCGCCCCATCGAAACAATGAACGGCTTCCGCACCACCGTCACCGCCAATATTCGCGCCGTCTCGTCGTAGTGCCCGGTGATCGTGCATCCGTGCCCGTCGATCTCCACATCCACGCCTTCTGGGGCCACCGTGAATCCGTTCGCCTTAAGCTTGTCTTCCAACTCCGGTATCACTTCCGGCGCCACGCCCTCCACTGTGAAATAGTTCATTTAGAACACCTGGTCCTTCCGAAACGCCGGCCGCTCGCCAGTCGACGCCGCCAACTGCGGCTGCACGTCCACCGTCGCAGCCGACGGGCTAAAGAATTTGTCGTAATCGCCCTCGCGCATGGCGTGCAGTTGATCCTGGTATGCGCTCTCCAGGTTCTTCGCCACCGCCCACTGCTGCCCCGCCGCCGTGAATTGCGATCCCACCGCCGAGGCCAGCCGCGACGCCGCCCCCATCCGGTTGATCATCTCCAGAATGTCCACCGGATTCGGTTCGGCCGAAGTCGTCGGCTGCTGCCAATCCACCGGATTCAAACTCAGCCCGCGCCGCACCATCTCCGCCGCGATGTTCTGTGCAATCGAGCGAATCCAGGTTTTGATGCTGTCGTCCGGAACCAGGCCGCCGCGCTTGAACCCCGGAATCTCCGCCACCACCGCGTCCACCGTTGTCCACGATTGCAACCGCGTCACCGCGAACTGCACCGTGAACATCACCACGCCCGACGTCGATCCGTCGTCCCCCAACACGTATACGGCTATCTGCGTGGTTGTCCCATCCGCCCCCGCGATCGCCGGGATCGCAGCCGTCAGCGTCCCCGCATCCACCATCGCCGTCGGCATCAACGTAGGGCACCCGACTTGGGAGCCAGCCGTGAAGCCGGCCCCCAAGCAAGTGATCGCCGTCCCGGGGGGACCAGACAACGGCGAAACCGATGTAAGCGAAACGCTCATGTCTAGGGTTCTTCGGCCGTCGAGATCGAGTTTTTGAACAGCACCGCGGCCGCCGCCGCCACGATCTGCAGCGAATAGTAACGGTGCACCTCGATCCAGTCCGCGTGTCGCCTGTCCGCCCGGTCCGTATAGACCAGGCTGCCCATCCGGCCCTTGTTCCAGGTGAACTGGTAACCCAGGGATACCGTGCGCAAGCCCGGCGATTTCGGACGGTAGAACAGCATCGCCAGCGCGCCATTCGTGTCGCCTGGCTGGCCCCAGACGTAATGCGTCGTGATGGGCGTGATGCCTTCCGCCGATGTGATGTTCACCGCGTCGCCGATCAGGATATCGTCCACTTCGAGCAGCGCCTTCGCCTGGTCAACGTTGATCTGCTGTCCCGTACCGACGACGCTCGTGCCGAAGATATGCTTCAGCACGTTCGGATTGTTGCGGAAGCCGCGCCATGCCGGCCGGCTGAATAGCATCACGTTCGGCCGCAGTCCGATCTGCACCGCCACCGTTTCCTTCTGATAGTCGATAAACTGAATCGGATCGAAGCTCGTGTTGTCGAACTGCTGCGCACCCGAGCTGGCCGAGAGGTCCACCGGCGTCAGCGCCGCCAGCAGCGCGTTCACCAGGTTCACTTCCCTGTTCAGAAAGATTTTGTCCGTCAGCATGATGGTCGAATCGGTCTGCAAGTCCATCACTGCCGGATCCGCGTTCTCGCGATCCTCATCCGGGATGTACACACTCAATGCGTGCCCATCGCAAAAGAACGGATTGGTCGAGAGCGACCAGTCGATCTGGTTCGACATGCCGCCCGGACGCCGGGCGTCCTGCACGCACCGCAAGTTGTCCGGTCCGTAGATTGGGTACCGGTTGCTCTGCTTTTCCGACGGTACGATCGGGAATACCTGCTCCGATAGGAAGTCGGCGTTGCGATACATGAGCGAAACGTTGCTCAGCATCGTGTCAATGTGTAATGCGCCTACGTTAAGACCCACTGTCTTGGCTCCTCAGTCCCCCCGAACTGTGGCCGGGCGGTAGCACGGCGTCTCGCCCGCCGTGGTTCGCTGGTGTAACCGCCCGATTGCCGATCGGCGCGGCTCCCAGCCGCCGCACCGAACCATGTACGAGACCGCCCATCGCCCTTCCTAACTGACCGCCGTCTTCACGATTTGCGGATTGATCCAGACCGCGAAGATCTGGCCGTTCACCGCCGATTCCTCGGCGAACCCGACCACGTATTCGCACGAGGCCGCTCCCGGCGCTGCAGCCACGATCGTCTGCACCGATGCCAGGTCGCCCGCCGCGCTGGCGATCGCCACCGCATCGCCGCGCGCGATCGTTCCGTTTGCCATCGCGCGCGCAATGCCGTTTTTCTGCACTGCCACCGCGCGCCCCGCCGCCGATTGCGGTTCCAGAGTGATGCCCAGAAATCCCTGGGCGTTCGCACCCGCCGGCAGCTTGCAATTGCCGTCCGCCGTCGATCCCTGCACTACCGCCGCGTACTGCGTCGTGCTCGCGTTCTCCGTCACGTACGATTTAACTAAGCCCTGTGTCGCGTTCATAAGCCTGTTCGCTTCCCTTTCAAGTGGCCCCGGTCACCCGGCATGCCCGCTTGCCCGGTTAGCGTTCCTCCCTTCCGTCCATCTGTTCGAGCGTCGCCAGGCGATATGCCTTCACGATCTCCGGATGCTCGCTCGCCACCAGCTTTAGCGCCTCGTGGTACTGCACCTTTGGATCAGCGCGCCGGATTTCGGCGATCTTCGTCTCCAGCGCCTGCGCCGCCTTCTTTTCCCGCTCCGCCGCGCCGCCCTCGGCCCCGCTACCCGCCAGGCCGTGCTCGCGCAGGTCCACCGCTGGCTGCATCGTCTTCACCAACTCGCGAAAGGCCCCCAGGTCGGTCAGCGCCATCTTCTCGTAGAACGGCCGCTGCGCCGGCGTGATCAGCCCCTTCCCCACCGCTGCCTGCAGCTCGCCCTGCACCTCCATGGCATGGAAGACTTCGCTTGCCATTACCACGCCATCGCCCGTCTCCAGCGACGCGAAGTCGAATAGACCTTCTTTGTCGCGCTTCACGTCCGAGAGCTTCACGACTTTGGGCGCCGCTTCCAGTCCCTCCATCGTGAGCGTCTGCTCGGTTCCGTCGTCGTTGACCACCCGCACCGTTCGTGCGACGCGGTCAGTCAGGATTACCTTCGTCACGTTGTGTTTCTCCTTCCCGTTACTCGCCGCGTCGCCGCGGTCGACTCGCCAGGCCGGACGCCCATCGGCATCCACGCCTAATTCCGTCATCGCAATCGCCGGAAGCGCCTCCAGAAACGGCCGGTTCGTCAGCGCCATGCTGGTCAGCGTCGCCCCTTGCTGTTCTCCCGTGACCTTGTTTCGCGCTCCCCAGTTAATCACTGGCGACAAATACTTGTACTCGCCGCCCTTCACCATCTCCCGCGCGCGTGGCGTGAATTCCGCCTGCCCCCACAAAATCCCGTTCTCGTCCGGCGCGTCCTCCACTGCTTTCAGCCATCCCGATGCCGGCACCGGGCCGCCCGCCGCGACTCCCGGCTCTTCGCTCGCGTGTTCGTAATCGATCACTGTGTCCGCTTTACGCGCCCGGAAGTTCCTCACCACGTCCGCCAGCGCCGCCTTCGTGATCGCAAATTTCTGCGCACCCTTCACGAATCGCCCTAGCACCGCAATCGGTATCCGCGTCAGCCCTTCGCTCAACTCGCCCAGCCGCACCAGGTACTGCGGCCCTTTATCCGTCATCGCGGCCGTCAAGGCGCTCCCTTCGCATGTCTCTACCGTCTTTTCCTTCCATGCCTCCGGCAGCCGCGCCACGAACGCCGAGCCCTTCCGCTTCGCGATGCGAATGATATTCGCTTTCAGTTCGTCTGTTGAATAGTTGTCGTCGCCCGCGCGCCCGATTGATGCTGCCGCGTCGTGAACGTCCTCCGGAGTTTCAATCGGAAAAGAAGTCCCCTTCCCCGCGAAGTCTTCCTTCGGCATCGATTTCCGTTTCTCATCCGAAATCTCACGCGCCATTGTTCGCTCCTAGCTCATCACCGTGATGAATAGGTTGCCCGCCGCCGAATCCTGAATCACGGCAATCTTGTTCCCGCTCGTGAACGCCACGACGATCGACACTCCGGCCGGCAAATACATGCAGCTTCCGTCCGCCGCAGCCGTCGGGCTCCCGCCGAACGCTACATGGCAGTTGGTCGACGGAGTCAACCGCACCATCGCACCTGTTATCGCCGCCGATTGCGCCGACGTTGCCCCAACCGCCACTTTCGAGCACGCCCCCGGCGTCGCCCCGTCCACCAGCGTGTGCAGTGTATGCACTCCCGCCAGGTTGGTGGTCTTCACCACCACCCGCACTCCGCTCAGGTCTGTCGCGTGCCAATCGCCCGCGTTGAAGTTGTTCGCTACGTTGCCGCTCACGCCTTGCTCCCTTCGTCCTTAAACACCGCCACCACCACACACCTGCATAAGTCGCCGCCGTCGCAATCCGGGTTCGGCACATCCGGAATATCGTCTTCCGTATCGCCCTCCGCCCCGTCCGCCGCCGCGCAGTTCCCGCAAGTATTCAGGTCGAGCAGTGCCGAATAGATATAGTGGTCTATCTCATCGGCGTACTCCGCGAACCCCGCGCTGCGCCCTTCGCCGAACGCCTCATTCGCGCCCTTCGCAGCCACGCTATCGATCCACTTGTCCGATTGATCGTCCAGATCCGCCTGCACGTTCTGGATAATCTCACCGTCTGTGCCGCCCTTGCGTTTTCTGTCGATCGCCGCATTCGTCGCCCGCGCGCTCAGCGTGTTCGTGAACTGCGAAACCACCCCGTCCGCGTATAACCCGATCGGATCCTTCGTCCGCGCGTCTGCCATCCGCACCGTGGCCGCATCCGGCGCCGGCGCGCCAGCCCGTTGCTTCGCCCGTTCCTTGCCCACCTGATCACGCCCGAACTCCGCTACACCGCCCAGAATCGCAGCCACCTGGCTCACCAGCTTCGCGTCCGCGTCCACTGTGGCTCGGTGCATCTGCCCCACGGGCCGGTTCATCACCCTGTGGATCAGCTCCGCCTGTATCCTCGGCCGCGCCGCCCGCAGAGCCGCCGCTACATCGTCGCGCCCTTTGTCCAGCGCGCCCGATATATCGTGCAGCGCCAGGTGGATCTCCACCCCGCGCGGCTGCCGCTTCAGCTTCAGACCGCCCATCCCCTCCACATGCACCGCCGAAACATCCATAGCCGCCAAAGTGGGGCAGGTCACCGACCTGCCAACGCGGGATAGCCGCGCGTGTTCCGCCATCGCCTGCCGGATCACTTGCGCCGCCGCATTCACCTCCGCCGCCGTCGGCTGCGACACCGCGCTCTCCGCCTCTACGCCGCCTTCGCCCGCCGGCGCCGGAGCGCCCACATCCACCGTTCCGTCAGCGTTGTCCTTCGCCGCTCCGGACCGCTTCTTGGGCTGCCCCTGATTCGTGCCCACGGCCCCGCCAGGCGCCCCCGCCTCCGGCGCCCCTCCCATCCCCTTGCCGCCCGGTACGGGCCGCACGGTGGCCTTATCTACGGGCGGAGCTGCCATCTTCTCGCGCATCCAGCTTTCCAGTGAATCGTCTGGCTCAATCACCCCCGCCAGCGCCAGTTGATTCAGCGCCGTCACAACAGCCTCGAACTTCACCGTCAGAATCTGCTGCGCCTTCACTACCGGGTAATGCTCGATCCCCTGGAAGTTGAAATCCACCAGCCGCTTCACAGTTCCCAGGCTCATCACGCGCGAGATTTGCTCCGTCACCGATTGCAGCGACATATAAAAGAAATCGGCCAACGTATCGCCCAGTGAACGGCTGCCCCCCCGCGTCCCTTGCCCAAGCTGTAGAAACGCCGTCAGTCCCACCATTGAGATCATCGCGTTATGGTGCGCGATCGAATCTTTGCAGTCGCGCACCTGGCCGGTAACGCCTTCCAGCTTGAACGTCCACTCCGGCGGCAGCAGCAGTCCGGTTCGTTGGTGCGCCACCAATGACTCGATCCACGTCCGCGCCGTCAGCCGGTCCTCAACCTTCGCATCGCGCCCCATCGTGATTACCGGAACGCCCATCCCGTTTCGCTCGCATGCGATCGCGTCCACCTTGTACAGGTTCGATTTGATGTACCAGTGCTGATACATCGCGCGCATCAGCGACAGGCCGGTATAGTTCGCACCCTCCTGGTGCATCGTGAACAAGTCCATCTTGTTCGCCGGCACTTGCGCCACCAGGTATTGGTCGCCGCGATAGCCCATTTGCTCGAGTGCCGCCAGGCCCTCGCCCATTTCATCCGTCAGCCACCGGTAAGCTGTAATCGGCAACCGCGGTGCCAGCTTCTTTAGCCGTACCCGGTTCCCTTTCACCGCCCACACATCCTCATGGCAGGAGAAACCGAAATCGAGCATCAATAGCGCGTTCCGGAGCACCGCGTTGAAATCGATGTCCTCGAACAAACACTCGCGTACGAATTCCGCCGCTTCCTTCTCGGTGCCCGATGCATCGTCGGGAACCGTCACATCCCACTGCGCAGCGAGAATCGGGAGCTTGATCGCCGATAGCGTCGCCGCCACCTGCGCGTCAGACCGCCGCATTTTCTCGTAGGTATACACCGCGTCCAGCCCGATCAGGTCTGCGTTGTATTCGCCGCGCTCTCGCAGGAACCCGCCGAAGATCGGCGTGCCTGACGCACCGTATTCGTTCAGATCCGGCCGCTCCGGGTTCGCCGCCGCCGCCTTCACCTGCGGCTGCGTGATCCCCGTCTCGATCGGTCCGCCCGAGATGCCGAGTTGAATTGGAGACCAAGCCATCCTAGAAGCTCCTCTCCATCAGCCCCGTCATCACCGTGCGCCCCATCAGCCCGCAATCGCTCGCCGGCACATATGGCCTCCGCGGCCCCTCCACCGCCCCGCACAGCAGCGCCGTCGCCCAGAACCAGTCCGCGTGTCCGCCCCGCGCCGTCCGCTCCGCATCCAGCCGCACCGCGCCCGTCGGCCCCACATACCGCTTCACCGCCTGGAACTCCCTCCGCAGTTGCACCGATTCCGGCAGCCAGATGTTCCGGTTCTCGCATCGCGTCTTCAACAACCCGGCCAGGCGCGCTTTCACTCCCACTTTTAGCGGTTTCCCTTCGTCGTCCTTCAGCTCGCTGTCCACCGAAGTCGCGAAGTTCACCGGCTCCACGCACTCGAACCTTCGCCGCTTGCCGTTCCCATCCGTGTAGCCAGTGCTCAACTCTTCGCCGAGCTGCATACCCACGCCCGTCGCATCCATCGGGAAACGGCCGCCGCTCGCTTCCACCACTTCCGCCACTGCCGCGCAAATCTCGCGCTGTTGCTCGAACCGCATCTGCGAAAGGATGATCACACCGCAGATCACCAGCAGCGGCCCCACCGGGTAGCCCAGCACAATCACCGATCCGTCGCGTTTCCGCGCCACATCGTATCCCGCGCACAGCCCCGGCCGCGGCTTCCCGTCCCACTCGACCGTCGCCTCGCTCGATTCGCACTCCAGAATCAGCGCCAACGGAATGTACTGGCTGCCGTCTTCCATCGCGACGTTGCAGAAATCCTGCAGCCAGATATCGTCGTCGCCGATCGCATCGCGCATCGCCTTCAAATCGACCGGCGAACCCTGCGCCACCGCCATCTCTGCGCTCACCCAATACCCGTGCCAGCCCAACTTCACGACCGGCTGCGTTTCCGGTGGTACCCCGTCCGCCAGGCCGAGCATCTTCAGCAGCTCGCCGAACTGGTTCCCAAGCCCCTTCACCGTCGACGCCACCCGGCATTTAAACCCACGGCTAACGCGCGTCATCCCGGCGGCCCAGATCGCCTTCGAATCGCGATGCAGCGCGAACTCGTCCAGCAGCAAATCGCCCGAATAACCGCGCGCCGTATCCGGGTTCGCCGGCAGCGCGATGATGCGCTTCCCGTTCGGGAAAATCACCCGGTGCTCCGCGATCGATGTCTGGCCGCCATCCACCTCGAAGTACCCGTCCTCGAACTTCACACCCCACGCCCGCGTGTGCATCTTCACTTTTTCGACCAGCTCGATCGATTGCCGCTCGCTCGCGCTCAGCAGGATGCCCAACTGCGCCGACGCGTTCCCCGGCTTCTGCCTGTCGATCGCCGATTCGAGCGACGTCGTGAACGATTTCCCCGACGCCTGCGCCGCCGCGACCACCAGCTTGAATCGTGCATCGTCCTCGATCCATTGCTGCTGCCAGGCCAGCAACGGAACAACGGGTTTGGGGCTATCCGCCAATTACGCCACCCTCAGCAATTCCGCCGGCGTCGCCGCCAGCTTCGCTCCGCACTCGAAGCACACCGCTTTATCCGCCACCTTCTGCGAACTCGAAATCTGCACCGCCCCCGATCCCCTGAACCGCATCCAGCTCCGCGTCGTCACCGCTTCCTCGGTCCACCCGGTTACCATCACGTCCGTCCCGCACTTCGGACAAATGGTGGGGTCAACATTCTTAACCACGGATGCCATAAATCCCTCGAATCTCCGCCAACCGCTCTTCGGCCGACATCTCTGGTTTGTCCTCGCCCAGCGCCGCGATCGCCCGCTTCTCCCGCGCCTCCACCATCGCCGCTTTCCGCTCCTCCAACGCCAGCATCCGCTCGCGCGCGTCGATTTCCCTCTTCTTCAGCGCCAGCTTTTCGGCCTCTAGGCCGAGCTTGTGAAAATCAATCGGATCGCTCCCCGTGAGCGCTCCCGGATTCTCCACCAACCTGTCGAATGCCAGCGCCTGCATCATCTGCACGCCGTCGAGCCCGGCCGCCTTCATCGCCGCGAATTGTTGTTTCGCCCGGTCGAAGTTATCCCGCTCGCTGCGCCATTCCGCCATCCGCCGCGATATCGTCCGGTCCGCCACCCGCTCGCCCGTCGCGGTCTCAATCGCGCGCGAGATCCACAACGCTGTGTGCTTCTCCACGAACCCCTGGAGCATCACCCGCTGCCCTTCCTCGCTCAATCCGTCAGTGGCCCTCGGACGCGCCATCCTAAAAGCTCACTCCCGGATCGCTCGGAATCTGCCCGTCGATCAGTTGCAGCCCGCGCGGTGCCAGCCGCGCGAACACGATCAAGTCGCCCCGCGCCTCCGTCCCGCGATCAGGGCGAAATATCGGCATCTCTTCCGCTCGCCAGATCCTCACATAGCCCGAGTCCGCCAGCAGCGAGAGATGGAACTGCAACGCGCCCGGCGTGATGGATTGCCCCGCCATGAACAACACGCGTGCCAACATCGTTACGCTCGACATCTTTCTGGCGTAATCGCTTTGCAGCGCCTTGAGGATCGCACCCCGCTCTTCCGCGTGCCGCGCCTTGTCCATCTCCGAAATCATCGGCCCTCCCGCACTCCCGTCACCTCCGCGAATCCGCAACGCTTTGCCTCGCACGCCGCCGCTAGTCGCTGGTCCGCCTGTGCCAACGCCTGCGTCCGCTCCCGCACGAAGTCGTCGATTCCCTCCAGGCAATGCCGTTGCTGGTCGATCTTATCGTTCAGCATCCGCACCGCGATCAACACTTCCCGCTGATCGTTCTGCCCGTCCTTCACCGTCTCGACCAGCGCCGACACCGCCGCAGCTTGCTGCGTCATCGCCGCCGTCTGCCCCTGTGTCGCCGTCAGGAACGCCCCGCCCCACTTATCCGCCAGCCGGTACAACAGCAGCAGCGCCACCGCCAGCACGCCGATCCCGCCGAAGTCCGCCGCGATCTTAGCCACTCCCGCCAGCCCGTTCATTAGTGGTGCACGCTCGCGCTGTAGAGCACCAGTTGAGACGATTCGCCGGAAACGCCGACGCCACACCCGACACCCCAATACCCCGGATTGTGTGGCGTGTTGTTCGCGGCGTCCGACTGCTGGAAGGCCTGAAAGTATCCGGCCCCGTTGTTCAGATACAAGGTTCGATTCGTTCCATCGTCCACTAACTTCTCGCGGACGACCGGCGCGGCCTGTTGGCCGGCGTAGGAGCCCAGCAGATCGGCCCACTCATCGAAAAACGCCAATTGCCATGGCGGCAAGAAGTTACCCTCGCTTGGCTTTGAACCGACAAACCATGCCATCCAAGTCGGCCCGGAGAATGCCGGTGGCGTACTTGAAAACAGAACTAGCCCGCAGCCGTCAGT